AGTTGGGATTTTCGCCAAACTTTTGGCTAATCCTAATGCCTTCTGGCAGAGGATAATATAAAATCATCTTTGCTCCTTCTTTTAATTTGTCCCAAGTTATAACTGGGTTTACTTCTATATTCAAATCTAATTCCGATAATCTCGTCTTAGCGACGTCGGAATATACACCTTTTGCCTTGAACCTGTCACCACTGAATTGGAAAAACACCACCTTATCTAAAGGATAATTTAGTGGCAGCGTAGGTATTTTCTTACCAACGGGAGCTATGGTTTCAAGATATTCCCACGTCTTCTCTCCTGCCGTTATTCCCTGTACCAACGTATAATCCGACCAATGTGTATATTTATCCCGCAGATATTCAAACCCTTGAGGACAATATGCTTGCAAAAACCAATTGGCTGTATATACGACGATATTATAAGGAGAATTTTTTTCCACGTATTCATATACTGTTTTGAAATGTGTAAAGATTTTATCCGCTGAAACCCTTGGAACTTGTGATTGGCTGATTTGTTTATTATTCCATTGCTGCCACTTATCCCAATCCGCCCACCAATGTTCCCAATCCAGTTCGATAAAAGCAATATCTTTTCCTTTTATGGCGTCCAAAAAAAACCGTGCTTGTTGCGTGGCATCATAAATTGGATCAACCCAAAAAAAAGGAGCTATTGAAAAATGATTGGCTACACCTCCGGCATAATGTTCTTCAAACTTATCATCTTTGAAAAGACTGCCACTGGCAGCCTTTAAAATCATTTTATTCTGCCCCTTGGTTTTCAGATAGGCAAAATCGATATATTGCTGATAATGACTATTATCCTGAAAAAGAATACTCATTGACTTCCTTTCGATATTTTGTATGGCACATCTTGGTTAAAACCAAGGGTAGCCCACACAGGTACTACCCTTTTACCACATGAAATTACTCTTTTATTATGTTCTAGAAAAACCACATCGGAACTAGTTCACTAGTCATTGTTATCGCCTGTCCTTCTGCGGGTCTAAGGACTATTCCGACGCCGGAACTATCTACTGTTCCGCCAAAGTTAAAAAGAACGTCTACCGACGTATCTGTAGATATATCATAACCTGATCCAAATTTATTATTGTTGGTGTAGATTAGCGAGCCACTTGTTACGGTGATGTTCCCCACATCGAATCGCAAACCCGCGCAAGCAAATAGATAATCTCCGCTTAGTACGCCGCTCGCACTGACGCTGTTGTTTGCTCCTGATCCGTCAGTCGTATCGTATGCGATGACCCCCGCGCCAGTATTTACGCCACTCAGGGCTACTCCTAACGCTACATAACCTCCATTTTGATTCATGGTTATATTGTATGTTCCTTCATCTGGATTCATTAGCAGCCATATAGAGGCATAGTCTGTTGCGCCATTATAAGCAACGGCTTGCACAAAAGAAGCGCTGTTAAAAGTAATAGATGTGGGCTTTGTCAAATTAGCCCCAGCTACCATCAGCAATAGTGCTCTATTTTCTCCAGAAGTTGTTATATTGACAGTTGTGTCTACATCAACATTGGTGCCAGTAGTTATTATTGCCATAGTCTATCTCCTCACGGTAAGTTCTGGAAAGTTAGACCAATAGATGAGCCTTTGACCCCCGTACCACATAGGGATGAACCCGAACTCATTGCCCAAATCTTCCATCCGCTATATACAGTTTGATAGGATGTATCTATAACCGCAGAAACACTTCCTGTTCCGCTGCCATTGTAAAAACTTCCTTCACCTATCACCGGATTGACGGTCAACATGGTCTGACTAGCACTAGCCGATTGTTCCGCACTAGATTTTACCGAAAATGCAGGGCTTCCACTCGTGCTCGAAGCACTGCAATAAGCGTCTACGGCAATAAGTTTCCAGCCATTCATGCTCCCCGGAATTGGAACATAATTGCTTTCCGTTCCAACCAAAGAGGCGCTGGCATTCAAAGGGATAATTACAGTTCTTTTTCCGTAATCACTAGACGCCAAGGCGCTTGCGGATATCACCAAGGTGTCAGAAGATCCAGATGTAACGTGGGCAGATGTGGCATAATTTAAATCCATCCTGACGGCTGACGCGCTGCTGTCTTGAACCAGAGTATTGCCACTTCCAGAAGTTATCATCCACTCGTTAGTCAAAGTGGAATTCAAGGCTAGTACGACATAACTTCCTGATTTTATCGCTCCAGCAAAAGTATCTATTTTTTGCAGATTAGATGTTGCGCTAGAACCCGAAGACACATCGACATATTCTGAAAACACCGTGCTGGCATTTGTTACAGTGCTATAAGTTGTTAAACCCAAGTTAGTTGTAGATGTTGTCATTTGTTATTCCTTTTGTAGTTGATATTCGTGTTATTCATATCCCCACTCCAATACTATTTGTAAGCCCTGTGCTCTCGTAACGGATTCAGTTACGGCATATATCTTTATCTGATCGTCTGTGCTGACGTCATCATAATCTGTGTCTACTGTGCCAACGGTTCCCGCAACATCTCCACTGGCGATACTAATCGCTGTGCTCAAGGCGTCATTACTGGAATACTGTGTCATATTCCTGACTTGAATCGTTGTGGCATTAGTTGTACCGGCGGTATTTACAAACCCCTGTGCTCGTTTTAAAACCATTCCGTTGATTTCCGATGGTGCGCGGAAGTAAAAAATACCGCTGCTGGTATCTACATCTGTGGTAGATCCTACGATTTGAATAACCGCGGAGTGATTGTTGCTGGTTTTGGTTTCAACCGCAACAAGACTGGCGCTGATATCTGTAAGGCTGGCACTGGTGTTTCCGGCGAAGGCGTCAATAATAGATAGATTGGATGTGACAACGCTTCCAGATACCTGGTCGATATAATCATAAATCAGCACCGATGACGCATCTGTTATTGTACTATATGTAGTTAGTCCTAAATTAGTTGTTGTTCCCATTTATATCACTCCTTTATGTACCTATTTGGGGAATGAATGTCATAAGCCCCTGTCCCATGCGAAATTCGTAACCGGGATTGCTCACAATTACGGGCTGATGCACATATTTTCCGCTGAGTCCACTGGTATCGGTGCTGTACAAATAAACAATGAATCTGTTTTTCGCCACCACGTCGGTTTGAAACACTCCCGATTTTGTCAGGGTTACGGAACTAGGCTGTCCGTATGGGCACAACAACCACGTGTAAGTAAAGCTACTGATATCCACGGCGTTGCCATCGGCATCAAATACGTCAAATGGTAATTCCAGATATGTTCCGGCGATATAAGATTGCTCCAGCAATGAATTTATTGAAAGATTGGCAAATGTACTTGTTGTCATTTATTCTCCTTTGAGATTTTTTCACATCGTCGGTTATCCCACATACATCACCGACAATTCATTCAATGTTTCTGGAGCCATTTCGCCCAAAGTTGAAGCGCTGTGATTTCCAAGTGTTAGTCCCAGATAATAATTAGATACGGTGATTTCATTATATTCATCCACACCCGTAGACAGATGTGAGTTGTTGTTAAGCGTGAGACTAAAAACGTAAGGGGGATTATGATAATCTGCACTTACGCCCACGTCTTCAAGACTTGAAGCCGAAACATCGGAGATATAAGATCCTGAAAACAACGACAGGTAGGCTCCGCTCTGATACGCATATAATGTCAATCGCATAGGACTGGCAGAAGTAACATAGGTAAGACTGATTGCTGTTGTCATTACGTCCTCCCTATTGCCGCGGTTATATTAACAACACCCTGTCCGAGTTCGTAGTTATATCCGCTGACACCTGTTAAAAGAGTTGCCCTTTGCATATATTTTCCCGCTAAATTAATAGTATCGGTACTCAGTAATGGTATAAGCGCGTATCCGCTGCAACAATCAACAGACTTAGACAACACGATATATTCTGGGCGATTATAAGGATAGAGTACCCAAGATACGGATACCGTAGAAACATCTATAACCGCACATGCGGAAGTAAACAGATAAAAGTAGAGTTCCTTATATGAACCGGCGATAAAATCAACTTCGGCGAGGCTGTTAACCACGACTCTGGTAAAAGTATTCATAATTTATGCCATCCCTTCTAGTTGATTAGATATTGCCCGTTGATATATATTTTGGTGGTAGCCGCACCCAAGGTGCTTGCAACTACTGCCGCCAGACCCGTAGCCGTTCCTTCTTTATACAAATTCATGACGTTGCTGTTATTTGCCAGAACGCCACAAACGGCATAATATCCGGCTCCAAGCGTGATGTTTTCATATGTAACTCTAAGGGTGGAAGATAAATTCGCAAGATCTTTATGAAGAACCGGCATCATTACAGCCACGCCATTAGTTGTTGTTCCACTGACTCCGCTCAAAGACAGCGATAATTCAAAGAATAAAAATCTGCCGATGATACCATATCTTCCCACCTGATAGTTGTAGGTAAAAGTAGCACCTGTGGAAACCAGATATGGCGTAAAAGCAGTAGGTGGCAAATACATGGCACCGACATCCGCTATAGCCGTACCCGTAAGACTGGAGAAAACAGCGAGGTTGCTGCTGCCGGAGGTACTCGTGGATACCACGATATTATTTCCTACCCCAATTACGGTATTATAAGAACTGCTAACAGAATTCCATTTTTGAGAATTAAATTTTGTCGTAATTCCCGCATCTATGGTTTCACCCTGCATATCGCTATATTGGAACTGACTATCATCCAGTCTCAGGCGGTTACTAAGCAGTAGTTGAAATTGTGTGGGATCGTCGTAACTAAAATCTATGCCTAAAAGTGCCGCCACGGTGGAAACCGTAGGACTCAATTCAACCGTTATTGTGCAGCCCAAAGATATCTGCGCAATAAATGGTTCAAAATCTTTGATAAAAAGAAAATTAGCTGCATCTATTTCAAAACTATATCGGGGTTGAGAAAGTTTTACCAAAACAGTTTCTGCGAGATCATAGAGTTCCTGTGAAACATTTTGCACGTCTACCTCTGTCATCAAACTGGTTTGAATAAATGTGGTGTTGGTATACGTGCTTCCTATTATAAAGTTATTCAGACTCGTTAGCTGTGACGCGGTGAAATTATTTTCGAACAGCAAGCTGGTGTTAATAGCAGATAGTTGTGCACTGATACCGGCGATAATTCCTTCTTCTGTACTGATTTCCACCTCTTTATCAACAATCTCTGCTTCCACTACGACGATGCTGCCACTGATTTCCGTGATATCCAAGCCCTGTTGAACCCTTGCATCTTTTACCACGACAAGTGCTGAAAGTTGTCCCTCCAGTGTTACCAAGTCGGAATTCAGGGTAATAAGTGCAGCGTTTTCTATACGCAGACCCGTTAATAGGTTCGCATATATAGGCTGTTGCTCCTCCACACTGGCTTCCCAGACATCGAGGGCATCAATTAGAGATTGTTGCATCCACGCGGTATCTTTATAATAATCGAAATTATATATCGTATTTGTACCAATGGGATTAACTAGGTTGATAGCCATGTCTTCACCACCTAAAACATTTAATGCCGTTACTAATTCATTAGTGGATTCATCCTTGGTGAAGCTATTCATAAGGTTGTCAAATGATATAAAGACATCCGTTGGGACTGTGGCATTATCTACTGTTTTCGCCGTTATGGTTTTATTGATGGTATCAAATACAAATATGCATTGAAACGTCTGACTGACATCATTTATCATGAAGTCATATAGGGTTTTATCCGTTACGTCAAAACTACGAGTGACGTTCTTCAATGCGGCGTCTACACCGGCAAGCGTCCATCCGGGAATGTAAGCCATGAGTTCCGACATAAGGTTTTTAGTCGAAACTCCTGAACCGCTGAGGATGTTATTAAATGTATATGTGCCGCTGAATAAACTCAACTTCTTATAGGATAATATGACTTCCATGGATTGACACGTTATTTTCTTCTGTTCCACACCACCATTATTTTCTATTTTTACATCGGTTATCATAAAATTAGCTACGCCGTCGACAAAAACAAGGCGACGATATTCGAGGCTGTCGTAATAATCGCTGTTTACTCCGTCTACTTGGGATGGAGCGGTAAAGGTTAGAGTAGAAAGGGTGTTATAACGTAATTCCAGGTTTCTGTCAAAAATAGTACCGAGATTATACAACACCGTCTCATCGGGATTGCATAAGGTAAAAACAGGAGTCTCTACCTGATTGTAGACATCAAATGATGTAATTGCCATGTTGTTATACCCCCACTCCACTAGCAAACACCGCATCTAAGGTGAATTCGGTAAAATATCCGCTTAGTGTTAAAACATTAAGTCCCTGTACGGTTCTAAAAAATTTCTGATTGAATTTATTCATACGCAGTGCCGATGTGCTTGATGTGATAATTCCTTTGTCGTTGTCTACTACTATTTGTTCCAATGGCGTCAGTCCACTAAATCGGAATTCCCGGTTGTTGTCGTTGGCGTTAATCAGCGAGAAATAATTCGTGCTGCTGCCACTGGTATCCACGGTAAAAGTAATTACGGGGTGATTATATCCCCCATATGAACTCGCGTTGAAATAATCAAATGTTTCCGTATGCAAGCCGTTGGAATACGTTTTAGTCAAAGTAGGGGGATAAGTTATTGCCCAAGGTCTATCACATTTAGCATGTAGAGTCAGGGCATAGTTTAAATTACCAATATATTGATGCGTTGATCGTGATAATATCACATTATATACGACATCTGCGATATCACCTTGTACGATTCTAAGTGGTAAATATGTTGATTTTCCCAGCAACCAGGTTTCAATAGCGTGGCGACTATTTCCGTCGATATGAGAAAAACTACCTACGGTGAAATCAAATTCAAGTGAACTCTGATAATATCTGCCGTAAAAATACGGTGATTCCCTACGATATAGCCATTGTTCATAAATACTGACGTCTCCGCCAGCACTGCTACCGATAAGACCAGAGGCATCAAAATTGAAGATTCTCAAATCATAGAGTTCGCTGGGAACGCCATTGAAGACAAAACTATCTCCGTAAAAACTCATTATTGTTTTCCTCCGTTCTTATGTTTTCATGATATAATATAGTTTAACATAGGGTGGCACATTTGTTGCAGATTGTGAAGCCCCTACGGTATGCGCGTGTTCGCCACCAGTAGCAGCAGTACCGCTATATGAATGACTATGGGGTGCGGACTTTCTGTAACTACCACTATCTCCAGATCCCGCAAGTGACCCACCTGTCTGACTATTGGTGTTGCCACTGAAACCATGGCTGTGGCCACCACCACTCGCTAAAGAAGGAGCAGAAGAATGACTATGGACATTGCTGCCCGAAGTCGTGTTGACTTCGCCGTCACTGCTGGCTCCCATAACAAAATGGGAACGCAAATCCGGTGCGTCGTTACTGCCATCGCATAAAACCCATCCGATGGGAATACCTGCGGATGCACCGTACCAAATTGTAATTACACCTGTTGGAGTAGCCATTATGCCACCTTCATTATATAATATAAAAGCATGTACGGCGGCAGAGCCGTTGCAGAAGACAGGCTCGTAGAATGACTATGGGCGCCTGCGTCAGAAATATTTGCTGAGGCTCCATGACTATGGAGACCTGCGGCATATGTAATAGCACCGCCTATCGTGCTTATTCCGGTATCTGTTCCTATGCTTACTGTGGCGCTGTGCCCGTGATTACTAACGGTTGAGGATGTTGCACCTACGTGTGTGTGAGCGGTGCTACTAGCCGAAGTCGGCGTATCGCCGTCATCATATCTGCCGTAAACAAAATACCCTCGTAAATCCGGGGTGCCGTTGCTGCCATTACATAATTGCCAGTTCTCAGGAATGCTACTGCCCTGCCAAACCATGATTTGTCCTATCGCTACTGTCATGACATCCTCTTTATCCAGTACAACAACTTGTGAAATGGCAGGGATGATGCCAGCGCGGAGACGCCCGAAGACGTGTGACTATGCCCTCCGGCACTACTCGTTGTGCCATTATTAACCGTATGTCCATGACCTGTATTCGCATATGGTGTTCCTCCCGTCACAAAAAACCCAACGTTTTGTTCTCCATTTGCACTCACAGAAATGCTATAACTATGACTGTGATCACTAACCGCACCAGAATTTGCGCCGGAGTGCAGATGTGTGGCGCTACCAGCAGTTGTTAGAAGTTCACCAGATGTTGCCGCACCTCTTACAAATCTGCCTCTGAGATCAGGTGTTCCGCCGCTGCCATTACATAATTGATATCCTGAAGGCACGGCGCTTGCGCTACCATACCATAGCACAATGGCACCAACTAAAACACCTGTGTTTAAATTTTGATCACCGGTATTATTTATAACTATCATATTGTCGTCACCATATTATCGCTGCCTTTCATTTAAAATTCCGCCGAAGTTGTTATAAGTAAAAGGGGCTGGAAATAAAATTCCAACCCCATAAATACTACACGCTATATGTAAGCGCATTAGCCCTCTTACCTCTTTGGTTACTGGCGGAATTCAAAACATCAAATACCGCAGTTTTTATATCATCTAATCCCACTCTGTCAAGATTTCCGGCTACCGATATGCTGATATCTCCTACGACGATACCACCGCTGGCGCCACCTGAGTTTGCAACCACGGTGTCCATATTAGGTATTTGTGCTCCTCTAGCAAGTTGCTGCTGTTGCTGCTGGTTGAATATCATAAACATTTCACCGCTTTCAGCCATGAGAGGATAGGTGTCATCGGGATAACCCGGAGGTATGACTCCCATACCGCCTTGGCTAAAACCACCAAAATCTGATTGCCATTCGCCCTGGGAGTTATAAAATCCATCGCTCCAACCACCACCAGCAGTAAAGTTTTCTATTCCCGGCCCAACGTTGCTACTAGCACCGCTACTGCTGCCTCCGCCGCCACTGTAACCTCCACCTCCGCCTTGGCTATTCATTTGTTGAAGGGCTTCGATGACCTCACGAATGGCTTCAATCATGCGATTAAAGCCTTCTATAAGGCGGTCAATTCCTGCGAGTTGATTGTTAATCCATTCTTCATAGGCGGCGTATTCAGCATCTAATGCTTGTATCTGAATATCATAGGTTCTATCGGCTTGCAACTCCGCTATTTCTTCCGTTTTTTCAGCACGAAGTTCTTCTAGTTCCAGACGTCTCGCATTCGCTTCTTGACTGTTATCAAATTGTATCGCCAGGAGTTCGTTGTCGATATCTACTAATTCTTTATTTTTTTCTTCCAGAGATTTCTGATAATCATCTTCTTCTTTAGCAAGGCGTAATTTTTCTTTTTGCGCATCTATTATTTTTTTGTAGGCTTTTAGCAGATCTTTCAGTGCATCTTGTTGATCATGTAATGCATCTATTTGATTATTTATTGCATCTATTTCTGCATTTTGTGCATCTACATTTGCCTGACTTGCTGCACCTCCGCCGCCGCCGACACTACCAACGGAAATACTCATGGCTGCAAAAGCGTTCAGCAATCCAATCATTTGTTCTTTTTCTTCTTTGGTAGCGTTTGCTGCGGCAATAGCGGACATCGCAAATTTATAGTTGCCGTTAGCGGCAGCTACGGCGGCACTGGCAATACCATATTTGGTAAACGCGTTCAGCATTTCCTGATAAGTGGCTTGCCGTGCGGCTTCGGCATCGAATAGATATCCATTGGCTGTTTGAGTCAGATATTGTGCGAGACTGGCGTTAGCGCTTATAAGCTCTATTGCTGTTTGTGCGCTGATGTAGCCATTATCTATTTGTTCTTTTTGAGCAGCAGTTACGGCATCCATTGTAGAGGCAACATCATCTAAGGATCGCTCATATTCTTCAGCAGGAGCAATGCCTCCATCAAGAGCATTGGCGGCATCGGCAAGGGCATCAACTAAGTCGCCTTGTTCGCCACCAAAACGTCTAGCAGCATCTGCCGCGCCGTCATTGGTTGCCTTTAAGATATTGGTGTTGTGTTCATACGCGATAATGATACCAGTAGCCGCTTCAATGGCTGCGGATAATTCTTTAAACTCTCTGGTAATTTCGTTATAATTAAATTCGCCAATATTTTCTTTCCCTTTGGCTAATTGCCCTCCCAAATAATCCAATCTCTCTTCGGGAGTAAATTGTTCAGTACCCATACCTCCAAATTTGCCGAGGTTATACACTCCATATTTTTTTTGACTATCTAAATAGTCCCTAGCCGATCCATATTTGTCGGCTTGTTCTCGCAAAAATCTTAGGGAATCAACCCCCTGCTGCGCTTTTATCCACGCTATGTTAGTTTCTATCGCTTTACTATTACCATCTATAGCATCTGTATATAAGTTCAAACCAGATGTAAGAGCGCCATATCGGGTATTGAGTGTTGTTTGTATATCTAATAATTCTATGTTGTCTTCAAGGGACTTATTGGCTTTTTTGGATAATTCTTCATATCTTTCTGCCAATTTTTTGAGTTCTTCTTGATCTTTATTATATTGGTTACTGTCTTCTTGGAAAGCCGCATTTAGAGCAACAACTCGTTCTTCAGCAGTTTTGATATTAGAAATAAGCAATACCAGGGCACCGACTAAAATACTAATGCCGGCAGTTGCTGCCGCTGTTCCAACGGTTGTAGCTGCCAAAGCAGTTGTAACTCCGCCTAATCCAAACGTTACTCCGGTTAGTCCGGTGATTACGGCAGGTATAATAGCGATAAGAGATCCCAAACCAGTTAAAATAGTTTGATAGTTTATTACGATTAAAGCCGCGCCAATTGCTTTTAGTATCGGTATAAGACCACCAAGAGCATCGATGACGCCAATTATTTTTGTACCTAAATCAGCGAAGTTCTTGATTGTTTCTGGCGTTATTGTTTTAGACCACATTTCTTCCAAAGAAGCAGTAAACTTGTTTTTAGCCGCTTCAACGTTATCACTAAATATTTTGTATCGTTGTTCGGTAAGACCGAGAGATTCTGCTTCTATTTCCAAAGCAGCAAGATACTCTTTTTGGCTACCCATTAAACTTTTGAGGACTTCGGATTGGCGGTTTCCTGCAAAAGCATTTGCGAGCATAGATTGTTCCAGAGTTTTGCCTTGAGCGCCTAGTTCATTCCATAAAACCATCGTTTCATTAAGTACGTCGCCCATATCCCGGAACTGACCAGTTGTTTTATCCCGCAGGGTTAATCCCAGATTTTCAAGAACTGTTTCTACATCTGAAATAGATTCGCCTTCGTCGTCGAAAAATTTCCCCAGCTTGACGTTCTGCATCCTAACCAGTATCGTTTTGCATATTTGTTACTCTTATTTAAATACATAAATAAGGGAGATACTTCTTCTTAAAAGCGTCTTTACGCTTGAGTATCTCTCTTCCCCTTCCTTTGTTATAGGGAAGATCAGACTATCGCATTCCCATTTAGAAATGGGATTATCTCACTTAGTCGTTCAGGCTCTATCCAAAAGAAAGTGGCATTTCTTTTGTGTGTAATATTCTTCTGAGTTTGTGTGCACAATCGTACGAGCACGCATGATGATTGGCTTTTACATAATGGGAAGTCAATTGTTCTTTTTCTTTTCCGCAACATTCGCAATTATATGTTGTCCATTTTTCGGGTTGTTTCATCGACCTTCTTTCACCTGTTTTTATGTTGACAATCGTATTTATATATTCAATTGGCTGATTCATATATGGTGTTTGAATGTCGTTGTTTAAAATCAATTCCGATCCATCAACAGAATAATTGAAAGAATGATAATCAAATAAAACTCCATTGTTTTCAATATATTTCAAAATAAGGAGTTTACACAGATTGGGATTATTCATTATTTCCGATTCCCACAGATATAAAATTTCTATGCCGTAGTTATTTTTAAAATATGAATGTTTTGCTTTATCTTGTTTTATTCTACTGACATGTCTTTCATATATAATTTCAGGATATTTACGATGATCACAATGCCAATATGTACCCATATTTTCAACGACTAATCCTTGCTGAATTAAGTAGTTATCTGCGGAAAAATAAATAAATCCTTTTTCTACAGAGTATTCTACCAATAGACTGTCAAGAATTCCGTTAATAACCCGCTGTATCCTTGTGTCTGCCTTAGCCACAAGTCCTTCTTCGAGTATTTTTGTTGCTCTGATTTTGCTTTTATCGCTCCATTCTTTGGACTGACTCCATACTTGGGCATACCACGCTTGCCTACAGATATTTGAACAAAATCTTTTACCATTCTCTATTTCCGCCGTTAAAGCGTCAAAAGACTTATCGCACCAACCACACAATATGTCTTGATGCAATTCGGGAATATAGCAAGGATGATTTTTTCCGGTTCGGGGGTTCTGGCGTTGCCATTCTATCTGACATTTCAAACCGCAATAGATCTTATTTTTAATCTTGGTCGTTTCAAACGGTGTGTCACATATTGGGCAAAATCGTTCTTCATAAAACTGGTTGTGCTTAAATATCATTTCGCATTCTTTACTACAAAAAGAATGCTCATGTCTTTTTCTACCAGTACGAATAATTGATTTATTACAATTTGAACAAAATAATTCTATCACTGTGCCTCCTTTCTTTAATTATTAAGTATACCACACTTTGCCACAAATGTCAATATACAAATCAGAAGATATTACTAAATAGTTGCCCCTTGTTGTCCTCTTCAGGAGTTCCAAGTCAATCAGAGATAATTTTTCATTAGGGATTATGAATTATGCCCTAATGCCTCCAATCCCTCATCGGGAAAAGGCTTGTCCGATACTTTCTGGAGCGACACGCATATTAGCGCTCACCACAGTTATCATGGCTGCCATTTGATCAAAATCTACTCCAGCCATACGAGATGTTGCTGAAACTTTTTGTAACGCCGAGGCCACTTCACCTACAGAACTGGCGTAGGCATTGTCTAACGAAATTAATTTGTCAATAGTGGGCATAACTTCATCTAAACTTAATTTATAACCATTAATAATAGATGTAAGATATTCCGTAGATTGCGCCTGGTCTAAATTGCCTAATTTAGCCATCATTACACTGGCGCGTAATAATTTCTGTGTCTCCTCTGCTGTTTTACCCTGTCGCTGCCATTCCAGCGATCCTTCAGCGACTTCCAGAGTAGTTGCGCCCAACTCTTTCGCCAAGTTATTATATTCAATTGCCAAAGCTCTTGCTTGGGAAGTAGACATTCCGGTGACAATCTGAACATTCGTCATAGACTTGTTCAGGTCTTCAATAAACTGAACGCCTTCTTTGATGTTCCTCAGTGTTCCATACAATATACCTGTGGCGACACCCCACATCGCGATTTTACCAACAACTTTAACTATAGCAGTACCAAAATTATCCGTACTGGCTATAGTTGTTCTAGCAGATTGATTGACTTCTTCAAATTTATTTTTAAGCCCCCCCATAGCGACTTGAACTTTACCTATAGAAACTTGACCTTTACTATAAGCACCTATGAGATTACTAACGTCGTGATATTGCTTGGCAACTTCAGGATTCTTAAAAGCGTCCTGATTCTTTATTTTTATTGCTTCCAGTTGATTTTTCAACTTGCCAACACTGGTTTCTAGTTTTTCAAAATCCGTTGCTTTCGCGGTTACGGATATATTCATCGGCTTCATCTTGGCTTGTATTTTAGCCAATTGTGCTTCTATGCCGATATCCGATAGCTGCATTTTTACCATTACATTATATTCGGCCATTTATATTTTACCCTCCTTTCTATTACTTGAAAATATAAATTGAATTACTTATCAAAGTGCGCCTTGAGATTATCGAGTTCCTTCCATTCTCGATCTTTCCCTGTTAGGTCATTATAAATGGCGTACATAGAAGCACTTTTCCAGCCACAAATTTCGACTATCAAATCACTGGTCAATCCTATACGAGTAAGAAAAGTAACCATATAATGCCTAAACGCATGGGCATATAATGGAACACCGAGAAATTCTTCCCATTTAGGAATCCAGTAACGAATTGTGCCCATAGTAGCTGGAGAACCGTCTTGTTTAATAAAAATACTAGTATGACTCTGACTGTTCGCTTCCATGATTTTATTACGTTCTATTAGCCATGAATCATAATATGGAATAAATAAATCCTTGATAATATATTTAAATTTCATATCTCCGGTTTTAGTCCGCCCTTTAGTTTTTATCATTTTACTGGTTTCAATAAAAATATCGGAATATGCCAAATTATCTTTGTCAATAATGTCTGTAGTAAATCTCAACAGCTCACTTATTCTAGCTCCACTGGAAATAGCCAAACTAATTAAACACGCTTCCTGCAATTTATTGGAACCCACTAAATGCTTTAGTAAATTATTGATTTGATCTTCGCTTAAAATAGTTTTTTCTCTTGACATTACTTTAGGCATTGTTTCCACCGCTTTTAAAATAGTGTTCCGGTAAAGAGGAAATTCTTCGTCCATCATTCGCTCGACAAAGTTGCTCAGACTGGACAAGCAACTTCTCATTCGATTGAATCTTGATGAACTCCATTTGAGGTCGCTAACACAAAAACTAAAGAATTGGGAAAATTCCATCTTACGAATATCTACAAAAAATTTATTATCTAAATTTTCTAATACAAAAGTAAAAAATATAGAAAGATCGCTTCTATATCCGTCAACCGTTCCCGAAGAAGAGCGAGTGTCTTTTTCTCTTAAAAAATCTTTTATTAATTGCTTGTTTTTTTCGTTAACCTTTTCCCACTTATCAGGAGAAGTAATAATATTTTTAAATGTTTTTCGTCCCATTGTTTTTATGTCTCCTTTATGCGATTCCGATTATATTTTAGATTATTTCTATTTTTTTCTTTAGGCATCGCTGTTCCTCCATGGTATAATTCCTTGTTCTATAAAATAACATAATCCTATAGCTACAGAATCCGACTGATCCTGATTTTCAAACCTGATATAAGGAAACATTTCCAGTATCTTTCCTTGTACGACAGATTTGTCAGACCTTCCGTTGCCCGTCACAATTTTCTTAACGGATGAGGGAGCATACACGACTTGGCGGCAATCATTGAATAAATACTGGGTGAGACCAACCACCTTAAAAATTGCCTGCGTACTTGCCGCATGACGAGAAAACCCCGATTCTAAAATAATCAGATTTGTGGAATATTGCCCACGCAATTCCAACCAATTATCTGCTATTATTTTCAGCCTATCCTTATGCTCCATTTTAGAAGTTGTAGGAATGCTCATTATTTTAATCGGATTTCCTTTTTCATCAAATATGCATACTCCGCTAGATGACAAGCTTAAATCAAAAGCATATATATAATTCATATTCATCTCCGTTTCAATATAAGGACAAGAAACTATTTCTAATCCCTCATCCTTATACTATACCATTATAAAATTATGTCAACAAGTTTTCCATTAGCATCAGGAAGAATATTTATCTTAATACCGGTAGTTGACACGGAATTCGATGTCATAACTTGTGCATACTTCTGGTCGATGGAGCAGTTAGGAAAACCATATTTTAACTGTTCGACGTTTTCTCCTGTAGAATTACGAACTTCAGCCACAAGAGCAACCTTGCACTTTTTTGAATCACGCCCAGAAAATAAAGAAACTTTTTCTTGAGGTTTTACATTCAATACGTTTTGATAATCTGTATGTTTTTCTTCTTTCACATCAGATAAAAATTTTAAAAAATTAAGACTAAATGCAACATCTGTAAAAACAATCGTTCCATTTTGGTGCCCAATATCTACCGTACAATCAGTCAGAGTCTTACTAGACAATATTAGGTTTTCTTTTTCATCAAATATATATATGTCACATATACTTACTAAAAATTTATTATTTAAAAAACCTGATTTAATATCCTCATAACTATAAAGTAGAGGATTATTTCTTCCGCCGCGTATTTCAGTAATCATATTTTTCCTTTTCTTTTTTTGATTCCATATATAAAAATAGGCAGGAGGCACTTAAGCCTCCTGCCTTCTAACTACATCTAATCACCTATTTCTCGACGGGCTCAACCACTTGCTGTTTAGTTGGAGCATTAAGTTGTTTAATGGTTGCGGCTTTAGAAATAGCACCATCAGCACCGAACAATTTATTCCAGACCTGGCTGGACATCCATATACCCATGCCTATCACAACTGTGGGGAACCACTGCTCGATAAAATCAACCATGCCAACAGGAAGATATAAGGTAAGAGCACGACTTAATATCGGCAAGAAAATGCTAACTCCGCCAACAATCCAGAATTTAGCCTTATTAGATAAATTCACGAACCATGCCCATCGTACTAAAATTACCGATAAAATTACACCAATAAAAACGGGACTACCTATTAGTGATAGAAAATCCTTAAACGTTTCGGGTAAAACCATTTGTTTTTCTCCTTTAAAAAGTTTTTGTAAATTGAATGCCGTGCTTGCTGAAAAGTGATTCCAATATAGCGTCAAAACTACCATCATTTACTTTTTGTTCTATAATAGACCAGAAATCCCTAGGCATAGCCGCATTTCCGCCAAAATCATAGCCGGTTCCCGTGGCAATAAATTCCGCCATGTTTGCGCGTCTATCGTCTCCCGCGGAGTTACCGTGTTGATGTTTTTCAGGAACATACTTCATAGCAGTGGCTTCCTGAAGCCTCAATAATCCGAGAGGGTCAATCCCGACTAGCGATTCAACATATTTCCCCGCAAATTTTGCCACTTCTTTGCCCCAAGCACCTAAAAAACCACCATTGTCTTCAAGTCTTTCGTAGTCGCCTCTCGTTTCAGAATAGACCGTGTTCCTAACAGATTCTTTGATTATCTCAAGAATTTGCCCAGAAAATTCGTCTACAATAGCGGTCATCTCAGC